GCCCAGGTCGTATGACCGCACTGGACGACGTAGCAGGCGGGGAAGATGGATCAGCTCCACCGTCACTGGATTATGTAGCGACCAGCGGCCAGTACGAAGCCCTGCACCAGACAAAGCAGCAACGCAAAGCCGACATCTTGAAGGGGCTGGGTCTCCCAGACAGCGTTGTGAGCGGTACGCAGCAGCCCCTTTCTGGAATCGCCCGCGTCCTTGAGCGCCTGGAGCTATCCGAGATGCGGGAGGAAGATGTGCTGCATCTCACCCCATTTGAGACGGCATTTGCCAGACTTGTCGCCCGTGTTTACAACACAGACTACGCGATCCCGCAAGGGGGGCCACTACTGCCAGAAGCAGAACTGGAAACCCGCGTCCAGTGGGGGGCTGAACCTGTGTACCTTGATCCAAAAGACCGCCGCGCCCTCAACGTGGAAGCAGCGAAGGAAGGCTGGATCAGCCCCGCCAAGTTCCTGTTAGAAGAAGGGGGCGTAAGCGCATCGGATGACCTCGAAGCAATCACCATAATTAAGCATAATCGGGAGATGTTCGCGCTTCTCACAGAACCTGTAGAGCAAGCCGAATCAGCACCCCTTGACAACGAAGAACCAAAACCGTAACTTCGCATGGAACAGGACAATCCGCCGATCGAATCGGCAACGCCCGCCGGGGATGATCCCCAAGCCACACAACCGAAGGTTGATCCTTCCACCAGTCTAAAAGCAACCGCCTACGCAGAAGAGCCAGACCTTGACGCTCGCATCAAGGACATGGAGGCAAAACTTCGCGAAGCCCGTGCCGATGCAGAAAAGAAGCGCCGTCAAAAGCGCGAGGTACTGCAAAAAGTAGGGCAATACGAAGAGCTATATCAGGAATCCCAGCAAGAGGTTCAGCAGCTGTCAACTGAGCGCGATGGGTACAAGTCGCAGATCAGTGACATCGAAGGGAAGCTGGCATCAGCAAACAAGGAAATCCAATCGTACCGTGCGGCCCTACTTGATCAATTCGAGGAAGCCGACCGAGAGATTGCCGCTGAATATTCGCTTTCCCGATTGCCAGACCTCTACAACCGACTGTACGGCAAAGCACTACTGCAAAAGCCCGCGCCATCGGTAGGCGCACACAAGCCCGCCGTAAAAGCGGCATCAGCAGTGCCAAGCCTCGCAGAAGCGCAAGCCACGGGCGACCCTGAAAAGATCAATGCCGCGTTCGATGCGTTGCTCGCTAATCACCGCCGATAGCAGATAGCTACGGCGCCCCGTTTACCACTACAACGAAAGGCACCATCATGGCCATCACCGTATCCGATCCAACCATCTGGAGTACCAGACTCCGGATGTACCTTGACAAGAGTCTTGTCTATGTAAACGCCCTCTGCAACCGGGACTACGAAGGGGAGATCACCCCTGGCTCCACCGTGAAAATCCTCAACGTCGCAGAAGGGACTATCGAGGATTACGACGGTTCCCTCACCGCTCCGGCAGACCTCACGGATGAAAACAACGCAACCCTCACCATCAATCAGAAAAAGGCCTTCAACTTCAAAGTGGAGGACACCGATCAGGAATTTTCGGTGCTGAATCTGATTGACCAAGGGAGCAAGCGTCACGCCTACAAGCTGGCAGACACCGCAGACCAGTACATCGCAAGTCTACACGCTGGCATTTCCGACACCACACCAGATAACACGTATGGCGATTCGACTACTCCAATCGTCATCGGTGGGGGCGGGTCCGATGTTGCCGCCTACGATATGTTCCTTGAGCTATCCCAGCGGCTGGATGAAGCAAACGTTCCGCGCCAAGACCGCCGCATCGTTCTCCCACCGTGGCTATACCGCCGCATCAAAAAAGAACTTGGCGGGAAGGATTCCGGCCTTGGGGATCAGGTGCAGCTAAACGGCCTAATCGGCGAACTTGATGGGGTCCAGATTTTCCTATCGAACAACGTGGCCAACACCTCCGGTGCGAAATACAAGGTTATGATGGGCATCCCAGTTATCACGTACGCTGAGGCGATTATGAAGACTGAGACCTACCGCGTGGAATCAGCGTTCGCCACTGGCGTAAAAGGCCTACACGTGTACGGGGCCAAGCTGGTATCACCAGCAGCTCTTGCGCTGGCAACCGTCAGTAAGGGGACGCTGTAATGATCGCGATCTGGTTTAAGCATCCAAGTGGCCAAATCTTCGATGTAGAAAAAGGAAGCCACGCCGAGAAATTGGCACGGGAGCAGGGTTGCGTTGAGCAGCCCCCCGTGCCAGTAGCATCAGAAAAGCCGGTAAAAAAAGCAAAGGCATCGAATGACGTGGGAGACGCTACAGGCGCAAGCCTCTGACTTCGGCAGCGAGCAGCAGTGGATAGCGCAAGCACACGCTGCAACCTTGTCTGGAGCGGAATCACCGGAACTGATCTTTATCACCGAAGCAAAAGCCGACCTTGCCCGTGAGATGCAACAGCGAGTCGGGCTGGACATCGGGGATAGCGATCAGTTGGCGACAGTGGACGCATCCGTTGACTCGTACCAAAAGCAATGGCGGTACATCCTAAGCCTGAAACAGCTTTGCCTTGTGTACGAGGCACTGGATCAAGGCGAAGGCTCTATGAATCGCATGAAGGCCCAGCGCTACCATCGGCAGTACAACGACCAGCTGATGATGCTCCGGTCGCTTTTCACAGATAGCGGACGACCGCATCGGCATACCAGCGTGAGGATTTCGCTATGAGCTTCGGACAGCAGGTAAGAAACCGATGGACAGCTCTCAAGCGGGAAGTCTTCGACCGTGACACACTGCGGGCGATTGCGAAGGAACAAGGGGAGTGGGTGCGGATTCTGACGGTGGGACGGACGTTGTCAGGGCGCACCCGCGAGGGGAAGCCATTCGCCAAGTACAAGCCGAGCTATGCCGAGATACGCAAGGCGAAGGGGTTGCAGACCAGCCCCGTAAACCTGAAGGTATCGGGGAAGATGCTGAACAGCCTGAAGGTGACAAAGATCAAGGTAGCGGGGAAGGCGGGGGACTCGATAGAGATCAGCTTCGACCTTGTGGTAGGATCACGGCATGAGCAACAAGCCTTCGGCCTTTCCACTGGGTTTCTGGGGAAAGCACGACGACCAGCAAGGCAATTCATCGGCCTTGCCCCGTACGGTGGCCCCTTGCGTAGAGCGCAAGAGAGGGCGCTGCGGAAGATTGCGGCAGGCCACATCAAGTTCAACGCAAAGGCAAAGGGCGTGTTCATTACCGAGGACCTCCGATGACTACACTGGAAGCGATTGTGGAGCGACTACAAACCGCCGCGCCATCGTGGCAGTATCGCATCGGATTCGGGGCCGACCTGATGGACTTCATCCAGCAAGCGACAGTCCCCGCCCCCACAGTATTCATCTCGGTGGGAGAGCATGCGCCGAACGTGGACACACTAACCGAAGCGTTTCGGTACGAGCGATTTATCGAGCACTTTTCGATTTTCATCCGGCGGGCTGAGTTCTCACCGGACGAAGCAGGGGTGATCTACCGGCAGTATCTCGGCATACGGGACGCGCTGAACGGATACACCTTCAAAACATCACAGCAAGGGGTCTCCATGCACCGAGTTTGTGCAGTCGAGACCGGCACCCCCTTATATGAAGGGGGATTCGCAGCAGCACAACTAAGCATAGCCGTATACTAACGGCAAAAAGGAGAAAAAGATCATGGCAGATACCGTTTTCGGAGGCCCAAATAAGGCCGTCCTTTTCCCAATCTCTTCGGCGGCTTTCGGGACGACCGCAGAGATCACCTTAAACTTGACAGCCTCTACAGATGTGCAGCGGCAAGCCGATGGGACATTCGTCATCACCACAGACAGCGTGATGGATGACGACACGCTACAAGCCTTTTTGTCCGCAGCTAATCCCGTTGGGGCGAGCGCGACGACTAATGAGGTTGTCACGCTGGAGAATGGCCAGACCGTCGGTGGCGGCAACGCCAACTCGGTGGACTACGGGATGATTGTCTATGGCAACGTGATGAGCGCGGGGACGAAACGCAAGACCTGGTATGGCGTGGTGAACGTGGACCCGACTTCTGGCAGTTGGAAGCAGGAAGCGGGCAAAGCGAACCGCCCGAAGCTCGTATTCAACAGTAAGAAGGTGACAGTGGCCCACTCAGTCCCCGTGCTGTGCTTTGACACATCGCTGGTAACCGCCCCCGGTGCGCCAAAGAGCATTGTACAGTATAGCGGCGGTGTAACCGAGTTTTTGACAGAAGCATAACCAAACAAGGGGGGGGCTAAGCCCCCTCTGTTCACCATGACCATACTATGGCAGAGCTAAAAACAGGGCGGTTCAGCGTCGAACTTGTGCTGGTCAATGGCAAGACCGTATCGGCCCTTACGCGGGCTATCAATGGCCACACCTTCGACCTTGTGGAGCAAGCAGTCAAGGAGTTGGAGGAAGAGCGCATGGGGCTACTCGCTGAAGCCCCATCGCTGAAGCAGGCTCTTGTATCGGAGGATTCCGGCAAGACATCGTTAAGCCAGATACAAGAGCTGTCGGCGAAAGCTCCAGAGCTGAACAGCAAAGCGCGCCGACTGAAGGTCAAGACGACCTTAGTCATTGGCCGCCTCATGATCGATACTGATGTGCAGAGCGCAGCAGCATACAAGGATGAGGCGGAGAGTGGGATTGATAGCGACTTCTGGAAGAGCCAAGACCTTACGGCTCTGGGGGAAGCCGTGAAGCGATTTCGTGGACTGCTATTCGGCGGCGAGTAGAGAGGTTACGGCAATCCAAGAGTGGGGGGCATGGAGCGCGGCATTCCCGACAGACAAGGATAAGCATGGCCACCCAATCCCCCCGCTACAGATGTATCCGAGGGAGTTTATTGACCTTTCTCGCGATGCAGATTACATCTGCTGGGAGGTGGCAAAAGGTGTCCCATCAGAGCATGACCGGCTCTACTACGGAGAGGTGCCATATCCACGGGTATGGATGCAGCGGGCATATCAGCGCATCGAAGCATTTATCGCCGTAAGTACGCATCACCACAGGGAGCAGTATAGAAATGGCTGATAGCGGAATCAGGTTTGGGATAGACACTTCGGAAGCAGAAAAGGACATCAAGCGGCTTGAGCAAGAGGCCGAAGAACTTGATGACCTACTATCTGACCCCATCGAGATTGAGATTGATGCTGACGGAGCAAAGGATCAGCTCGGTGAGCTGACATCTCTTGCCAAGTCGGCTTTTTCTTTTGAGGCCATTAGCGGGGCTGGCGACTTCCTCTCTGACTTTGCAGAGCAAGGGAAAGAAGCGCGGATAGCCCTGCAAAACTTGGCCGCCCAGACGGGGGCATCAGACACCGAAATACAGGCTCTTAGCGATTCTGCTGAGAGCCTTTTCCGCGTTGGGGTGGGTGAGAGTGTGGCCGATGCGACAAAGGCCATCGCTACGGCAAAGCAGCAGTTGGGCGGACTGTTGGATGCGGAAGGTATGGAAGCGTTTACGGCCAGAGCCGCAGCACTTGGGAAGGTCTTTGATAAGGATGTGTCAGAGGTCATCGGTAAGTCCCGAACCTTCATCAGTCAATTCGGCTTGGGTGGGTCTGAAGCTGCTGACCTTGTGTCGCTCGCTATGCAAAAGGCTGGCACGGCAATGGACGATGTGTTAGACACCACCGATGAATACAGCCAGGTCGTCAAGCAGGCGGGGTTCAACGCAGAGGAATTTGTCGGGACACTGGTTGCGGGTGTGCAGGCTGGGACACGTGACACCGACAAGTTGGCCGATGCTATCAAGGAAACCCAGATACGACTGCGTGCAGGGGATACATCCACCGCACTGGAAAGCATCAGCTCCCCAATTACCGCGACAATCCAGGGGATTGTAAAGGCGGGCGAGCAGGGGAAGCTATCCGTGAAGGATGTTCTCCAGCAATCAGCGCAGGCCATTGAGACAGCGTTTGACGCTGGGCAGATCAGCGAGACCATGCGGAGCCAGTTGCAGGTCGCTATCTCGGGCACTCCGGCAGAGGACTTGGGAGCGGAAATCTACGCACGCACGTTTGGCGCACCTATCCCTACCGACAAAATTCGCGAGCAAGCAAAGACCGCTGGCGAGCAGATGCAGCAGGCCCTTGCCCCCGTCTCGTTCTTGGATCGGGTCGGCAAAGAGTTCGACCTACTCCAGACAAAAGCCTCGGAACTCTTCGCCCCCGTCATCTCTGGTGCAGGTCAAGTACTGGGAACTGTGTCGCAGATCGGCCCAGCCATCAGCCTTTTGGGGAGCAAAGAGAATCCGTTGGGCGCCATGTTCTCCGGCCTTGTGGGGAAAGTGACAAGCCTCATCCCCGCATTCGGTGCGGTCGGGACTTCAGCAGCAGCAGCAGGTACAGCCACAACGGCAAGTTTTGCCCCAGTCCTGGCGACAGTCCTACCGATTGCAGCAGCAGTAGCAGCAGTGGCGGGCGTGCTCATCCTTGCTTACAAACAGTCGGACACCTTCCGAGCTAGCATTGACGGCCTCGTGCAAAAGGCAAAGGAGCTATGGGACACACTGGTTGCGAAGGTTAAGCCCGTCCTTGAAGCGATTGGCGAAGTGCTGGGTGAGGTCTTCGCTTTTTTGGGTGATGTGGCCTCCGTTGTCCTTGACCTCATCATTGCACAATTCGAGGTGATGGTGAGTGTGATTGGCGCTGTGGTCGGGACTCTCTACAACATCGGGGCGGGGATCGCCGACTTCATCGCGCAGTTGCTCGGCGCGAAGGATGCGGGCGACCTCTTCGGGAAGATATTCGCAGGGATCAAGAGCGCGATCGGCTTTGTGGCGGACGGCGTGCGGTCGGCGCGGCTATCCTTCGAGGGGTTCAAGGCTGCAATCGGGTCACTTGGGGAAACGGCTGGCAAACTGTGGGATAGCTTGACATCGTTCGACATCGGCGGGTTCTTCGGGACGTTGGTAAACGGTGTGAACGACGCGGCGGATGCAGCAGCCCAAAAGATACGAGACCTCAAGCAGCAGGCAGCAAAGGATGAGGGGGCCAAAGGGAATTTGGAGCAACTTACGGCTCCATTGGAGGCGATCGTGAAGGCCGTATCTGAAGGACGGTTTTCGATAGATCAAGCCGAAGCCTCCATCAAGCGATTGCAAGAGTCCTTTTCCACGCTATGGGCTGGGACTTCTTCCACTGAAGAGGCAATGGAGCTTTTTGATGAGTATCGGAAAAAGGTTCAGGAGGCGCGGGATGCATCAGAAAAGCCGATAACGCTCCCAAAGCCAAAGGGGGCATCATCGGCAGTGGCGAAGGCTGTTGATCTGGTCGGATTTGCTGACATCGTAGAGTCCGCATCCCGTGCCGCTGAAAACATCCGCAAACAGATTCAGATCGACGCGATTTCCGACGAAACCGAGCGGCAAGAGGCCGCAGAGAGGGAGAAGCTACGGCTCGCACTGCAAGCGCTGGATGACAGGGAATCAGCACTGAAGGCTAAGCATGATGAAGCGGTCAAGAAAGGGAACAGGGTGGATGAAGCAACCTACACCGCAGCATTGGCCGCGTTGAAGGATCAGCGACTTGCGACGGAAGAGCAGACGCAGGCAGAGCTGCGGGAGATCGTACGGAAGGGGCTGGAAAAGCAATTCGCCGATGCTATGGCGATGACAGAAAGAGCGGCAGGAGATAGGCTGAAGATTCTTCAACTCCAACAGGAAGCCGCTACGCAGGCGTTGACTGCATCGCTGGAGACCGAAGAGTTGGCTGGCGAATTGAAGGGGGTTTTCCTCTCAGCATTTGAGGCGGAAGAAGCAGTGATGCGCGAGCAACTACAACAGGACCTTGCCGCCCGCGTTGCCAACGAAGAGGCGTTCAAGGTGGAACGGGCGCGGATCATATCAGAGGGCGCAGCAGCAGTGGCAGCAGGGACAGAGACCGAGGCGGAGGTTCAGCAGCAATTACAAGATCAGGTCTCTACGGCTGTAAAGGCACGGGTGGCGGACACCAGTAGCTATGAGTATGCCACGGTGCAAGCGATGGAGCGGCGGCTCGCAGAGCTGAAGCGGGGATACCTGAAGCGACAGACGGACGAAGGGAAGAAGAACATCATTGAGCGATTGGGATTTGAAGAGACCATCACAGAGGCCTCGCTAAACCTCCAGAAATCTCTGTACAGTGCGTTTTTCGATGCGATAGATACCGAGCGGAAGGCTGATCTTGAGAAGCAGATAGAGGCCAACACCCAAGCCGCCGAAGACTTAAAGGAGAAGATCAAGAGCGGGGACTTGGATTACTACGAGAGCAATCAGGAGCGCGTGCGTATCCTCAACGAGCGGTTCACCCTCGAAAAGCAACTCTCGGAAGCGTCGTTCGACATCGTGCGGAGCCTGAACCGAGCATCGGCAGCGGCATTCAGCGCGACGCAAAACCGCATCTCCGAAGAGTTCAGCAAGACCAGCGAGCGCTACAATCAATCGCTCAAGGATGGCAAAGACACCTCCGATGACCACGCGGCCTTGCTGGAGCAATCAGCCGTAATGTTCGGGTTGATCGTATCTGAAGCAGCAGTAAGCGGCGAGAACCTTTTGAAAGCATCAGCCTCCGCGTTCTTAGATGTGTCTTTGCGACTACTGGAAGCCGAGAGCAAGGCTGTCGTCGCTTTGATCTTCGGGAAGTCGGTTGCCGCTGATCCGATTTTTGGCGCACTGGCAGCGGCTGGATTGATCGCGGCTTTTACGGCTCTTGCCGCCGTAGCAAAGAACGCCCTAAACATCCAATTCCGGCACGGTGGCTACACTGGCGATGGCGGGACATGGGAGCCGGCTGGCGTTGTCCACAAAGGGGAGTTCGTTCACACTACCGAGCGAACCGAAGAGTACTGGGAAGCGATTACCGCGATTCATCGCGGGACGTTCAACCGTGAGTGGGTGCGTATTACTGACATCCCCGCCCTTGCTACACTACGGCAGTATAGCACCAGCTACGTGACAGCAGATGCTGTCCCTTATACACATTTCCGAGCCCACGAGACGGACTCCTAACTCGGATACCGTCTTCTGCTTGAAAAAAAAAAAGTAAAAACTGATACTTTTATTGAAAGTCTTTTGACTTCACTGGCATCAACCCTTCACCACTTCATATGAAAA